GGAGGAGGTGGGCGTTTAGCTCGTTCTTGTCTTCCACGAGCAGCTTGACTGGGACGGCCCTCTGTCCCCTCTTGATGCGGCCGCCGAAGCGACCTTTGACCTGGTCATGGATTGAGCGCAGGTTCGTGACATACCCTTGCGTCCCGTACTCGTTCTTGATGGGGGTCGCCCGGTTCAAGAAGTTCTTGGCCTTGGCAAACGCCCGGGCCTTGTCGGAGTCTTGCACAATCTTTGAGAGGATGTTCCGGCTGCTGATCTGGCTAAGGGCTTTGCCGCCACTGGTCAGGCGCGTAAAGGCGCCGATGTCGTTCGACTTAACCGCGAAGGCAATCTGGTTAGTAATCAGGCCGACCGCAGACCTGTTGGTCGAGTCGTTTGCGGCCACAAAGATTTTGGAGATGTCCCCGGCTACGGCCTGTAGTCCTGCCTTCTTAGCTGCGGGGCTTAGTCCGTTACCGCCGCCGAGGGGGAGGGGGGGTGTAAACTTGGCCGCGTCCTGACAAGCGAGCATGGCCTGCTCGAGCACGGCGTCCCGCATGGTAATCTTCATGCCCGCGGCGAACTGGCGGCAGGCGTCGACGAACTGCTGTAAAGACTTCGGCTCGATGGAGACCTTGGCCGGCATTACTGGTTGTCGTCGATGACGATCAGGGTCACCCAGGCTGACGCGGGCTTGTAAGTCTGGGTAATAATGCGGACGGTCTTCCCTCCGACGACAATCTTCTTTCCCTGGCCTAGGCTGGCGATGGGTAAGCCTGCGCTGATGATGGCCGTAGAAGCCCCCGTAGACCCGTCTGGGAGGGTCCAGGAGGCCGTTGCGGCGGGGAGCCTGACAGAGTATTGGGTCCGCTCCATATAGCCCCCAGATTCGAGCACGGTCTGCATGGCCGGTTCAGAGATCAGGCAGGAGAAGGTTATCGCCCCAGAGTTAGCCGACCCCGCCACTGGGAAGTCGGCCACCATCTCCTTCGCGTCAGGGAGGAATTCAGCAAAGAGGCTCATTCTAAACCTGCGACCATTGGCAAACAGGCACAAAAAAAGGGCCCCTTGCGGAGCCCCTTGATTTGAACGTCAGGCCGCTTAGGCGGTGACGTAGCGCACTAGGCTCGTCGAGCGTCCCTTTGCGGCGCCCACCAAGATTTGCGCGATGCAGCGGATGTTGCCCGTTTCAGCCTGACCGACGAGAACCTGAATGGACAGGCCGGACTCGGCGGTAGCGACGGCGGAGGTGAAGCCAGCGATTTCAGCCATCGGCACTCCAGTGGCCACCAGCAGCGAATCGGGTCCCATGGCCACGCCTGCGAGATTCTCGCCGTTGCCCGGGATCTGGTTCCACTGATAGATGTCCATGCCGGCGACCTGACCGACGTTGCCGGTGGTGACAGCGGTGTTGGCGCCAGGGTTGAAAGAGCCGATGATGGCGGTATCCTTACGAAGGCTCTGGAGGTAACCGTTACCGACGAGGAAGGAGCGGGGGCTGCCGGCCTTGGCGGAGTCGAGGAGGAACTGAGCGTTCACAACCTGGTCATAATCGAAGTCGACCAGAGCAACGGTTTCTTCCGTGGCGTAGTTGGCGGTGGTGAAGACACCACCGATTTCGAGCCAGCACTTGTCGACGATGGCCTGAGCGGCGGTCTTCGCGTAAGCGTTGATGAGGTACTGCATGCCGAACTCCTGGATATCCAGGGGGCTGAACTCGTCGACGTACTTGAAGTGCTTGAGGGTGACCGAGGAGTTGGTCATCGTGGCGCCGTCAACATCCGCGAGGGTGTTGGAGGCCTTATTGAATTCCGAGGCCGTGCCCGAACCCATGATGGGGACGAAGACGGTCTTGCCAGCGCGGCCAACGGAGGCCGAGAGGTTGACGGAGACGTTGTTGAGGATCGGGAGCTTTCCGGCAACCGTCTGAACGATATAGTCAGACAGGATAGCGGGCGCCGTAGGTAGGACAGTAGCCATATTAGTGTGTTAGGTAGGGAGGGTTAGAAAGAAATGAGAGCGGCCTTATGCGCGTTGAAGAACGCGATGCGGGCCTGACCGGCAGGGAGAGCGAGGTAGGCGGACTTGATGTCGGCGTTGCTCATCTTCGCAGGGCTGTCGCCCTTCGGAAGTTCGACGGGTTCGGTACCAAAGGACGCCACGATCTTGGCGGCTTCCTTGGAGGCAGTCACCTTGGTGGCTTCCAGCTCAGTGGCCTTGGCCTTAAAGGTAGAAAGTTCGGCTTCGCAAACCTTGAGGGCTTCCGTGAGGGAAGCGATGGTTGCTTCCTTTACCGAGGCCTCGACGCGCAGGGCGTCAAGTTCGGAAGAAGCGCCGACGGTCATCTTCTCCACGGTGGAGCGGAGGTCGTCGCGTTCGGCAGTAAGGCCGGCCAGAGAGGCGGCGGCCGTGACGAGTTGCTCTTCGATTGTCATCTTAGACCTGCGAGAATTGGCAACCGTGCCCTCCGGGGATTCCTGCGCGGGAACCTCTTCGACGTAGCCTTCGTCGACAAACTCGGGGACGGCGTCTGGGTCCATGACTTCCACGCCCAGGGCAGAGACGGCGTCACGGGTGTCCTGACGGTTGTCGATAAATAGGTCGACCGGGCGTCCGGCATCGAGCTCGGCCTTGATGACGCCAGACTTAAAGGCAGGGGCTTCAGCGCCGGAGTCATTCATGATCAGGGCGTCGTACTTGAAGCCAATGGCGTCGAGGTCGGCCACGGTCTTCTCACGCTCGCTCTCGGCGCGGTTGGTAAGCACGACGACCTCTTCGCCATGTGCGTCGATGTAGTCGATGACGCGCTCGACGGGCTGACCGTCTTTGAGGATGGTGTCGTCGATGTCAGTGAAGATGCGGGGCATAGTGTTATGGGCTTGGGTTAAAGTTTTGGGGGATGATAGGGCGGACGGTCCGGCTTCGCGGTCGAGCTGCGCAACCTTGGCTTCAGCCCAGTCAGCCGTGCGCATGAGGTCGCCAGAGGTAGGCCCACCCCAGAGCGCCCAGGCTACGGCGCCGGCACCGGGGAAGTCTTCGCTCGAGGGCTTGTTCTTCGGGGCGTCCATGTCCGGGCGGTGGCGCTGAAACCATGGACCCATCCGGCGCAGCTTGTCTTCGGAGACTTCGCCGGCGGCCATCTCGCGGGCTTCGCGTAAGGTCTGATCGGTGACGCCGTCACCAGACTTGCCCTCGGCATGCCAGTCAAGGCCGCGTCGAGCGGCGCCTGAGACGTACTCGGGCACAGCCACTGCCATCAGAAAGAGGCTAGGGCTTTGTTAAAGGAGTCGGCGAGACCAGTGACCAAGCCCTGGGCGGCGGCCTGCTTACCGGAGAAGACCTGACCACGGAGAGCGGAGTCGGCGACCAGTGTGCGCTTTGAGCGGATGGCGGCCTTAAAGTCTTCGTGAATCGAGTCGACGCCAGCCTGGAGGTCGGCGACCTGCTCGTCAGAGAGGGAAGTGCCCTCGATGCCGGCGCCCTTGAGAGGGGAGCCAGACGACTTGATGACGACCATGCGGACGCCCGAGTCTTCGTAAAGTTTGCTCATGTCGGGGACGGCCATGTAGACGCCCACGCTCCCGACGGTCGATGAGGCACTGGCGGTCACCCGATCAGCCTGACTTCCCAGCCAGTATGCGGCGGAGGCCATCTCGGAGTCAGTGTAGGCCATGGTCGGCTTGCCGAGGTCGCGAATCTTGTTCGCGAGTTCCTCGATGCCGGTGACCGTGCCACCAGGGGAGGAGATGTTGAAGGCAATCTTCTCGACCGCAGGGTCAGCCGCGAACAGGTCGACGGCCATGGAGATGTCGTTCACGTCGACGGCGCCCATCATCTTCTCGATGGGGCTCAGGTTCTTGCCGATCACGCCGGCAATCGGAATGACGCCGACGCCGTTCTGGACGTAGGGCACCGGGGCCACGCCGAAGAACTGAGCCAGCATGTCAGTGAAGCCGAACTTCTCGGCCATGACGCAGAAGTCTTGAGCCTTGGCAGGGTCGATGAGCATCGGCTCACGGCCCTTGATTGCATGAGATAAGAAGCGGGACATATTATTTGTTAAGGTTGGTTCCGGGGAGCGGTTCAGCCTGATCAACTTGGGCGACCGTGCCGAGAGGAGTGTTTGTCGGGCGGAAGAGCAGCTCGAAAGGAATGCCGTACTGCTTGGCAAGGTTCTGAATATGCGCCATGTCGGCGGCTCGCTTCTCCATCTCGGAGCGGAAGTCGAGACCCCGCTGGCCGTAGAGCTCAGACATGGACATGAGGCCCATCTCAATGTCGGCGCGATCATTGGCGGCTTCGCGGCCAGCGTCGACGGTGACGCTCTTAGGGGTGGTCCACGAAGCGCTGTACCAGCTAGGGTCGTCTGGGATTTCTCCCTTGGCGATACCAGTCGAAATTATGTATTCCCAAGTCGGCTGACAGAAAGTCGTCAAGATGACCTGCTGATATTTTCCGAAGACCCGTGCGGCCTTAGCGGTCACTAATCGAACCCCAGCTCCGCCGGCCGAAGTTACGTCTTTTACAAATTCGTACGGGAGCACGGAGCAAATGTCTTTCTCCAGCGCTGCAAGGAATCCGACGAAGGTGCTATTGGGGCGGCGACTTTCAAAACTTTCAAAGCGATCAGAACTCTCGAGCACGATAGCCTTGCCACCCATCTGGCTGGCGACGTTCTCGGCCGAGCCGTTGTTTGAAGAAATCTCTGAGGCGGCTTCTTCATCAATAAATCCTGAGCCCTTGAAAATCACTCGATTCACGTCCCCGTTGTCCTTAACCGCTCGGCGTTCTAGGTCGAGGATCTCCTTCACGTCCTGGACTCCGCAGAGCGCAGACTGAAGCACTGGAACGCCGCGAGAGCCCGAGGCCGTCTCCATGTCGACGATATGCATGACAGACTGGGCCTCGACCTTGCGGGAGGAACCGTCAGCCTGATATATAGAATAGTAAATCGGTTCGTTAAACTTGCCGAAGCCAATGCCGTCCCAGCAATCAGAAGGCGTGTCAGTGTCGGTCGGATCGCCGCAGCGGTGGGCCTCGACGATCTGCACCTGGGCGCGGTCACCGTTGACGACCTTGATGGCGAAGGCGTCACCGTCACGGACCATTGCCCGGACGAGGATAGACTGGCACTGGGCGAAAGACTTGCCGGAGACGTCGATGCGCTTGGATTCGCGGGCGAAGTATTCTTCGTACTGACGGGCAACCTCAGGGTCGCTTGCGTGGGACTGCGGTTTGATGCCGTCACCCGAGACGTAGATGACCAGGTCGTTAAGGATGGAGCGGAAGAGCGAGGACTCGCGCTCGGCCCAGCGGCACTTCTTGACCATCTCGTTGCGGTCCCATGGGGAGAGATCGCGGCGCATGTCATCCGGCTGCGGAGCGTAGATGACGCGGCGAGCGTAGGTCTGGACGGTCGAGCCCCACTGGTTGCCGCTATACTGATTATTAAAACCAGCACTCGGCTA